TGACCTCTTGAATGCAAATCAAGCGCTCTAGCCATCTGAGCTAATTCCCCTTTTTCTTTTAGCTTTTGCCCACGCTGTCTTTTGATTGTGATGAGGTAAGCAAAGAGTTTGAAGGTTGGCTGGGTCTAACCTTTCTCCTCCGTCTTTAATCTCAACAATGTGGTCTATTATTATCTTATCTTTTGTGTTCAGTGTTCCTTCCTCTTCACACCATTGACAGATTGGATGTCTTGCAAAGTGCCACTCTCTCAATCTCCTCCAAGCTCTTGAATTATAGAAGTCGGCATTCTCTGACTTGTGTGCTTTAGTGAATCCAGTCTTTTTCTTGCTTGATGCTATCCACTTCTTTCTTTTTCCTTTTGGCAGTGATGGCATCAGTTAGGGAGTTTTATATCTTTGATGAAGTCATTGTCCACATCATATTCTATTTTTATATAAGGAGTGAGTCCCTCTGGATTGTTGAGCCATTCATCACAAACATCAATGAGAGTTCTTATTGCTCTGTCATTGGCTTCTTCTATTGACTCATTGTCAATCATTAACACGCTAACTTCAAGAATTGCTTTCAGCTTCATTTTTTGCTATTTCGTATAAATATACAAAGATAAAAACTAGAGCCATAAAAGGCATAAGAATCATCATAAATACAATTTTTAGAGTAATGTTAAAGATTCCTTTTAAAATCAAGTAAATTTCTGTAAACCCTCGTTTCATAATTCTTGTTGTTTCTTTCATAATTCTCAGTCCATTCTGCGTGACTCTCTGCTTCTCCAAACATCAATTGAAATCCGATGTCGGTGTTTATTATTTTAGGCAATCTCAATTCAGCTCCGTTCTTCGTGCTTCTCCAAATTAGCTGTGAGATTGTCCTCTTAGGCATCTAGAGTCGCTTTGTACTTATTTATAATTCTTTCCATTTGGCTTTCATACCAAATCGGAAAATCAAAGTCTTGACTGCTTTGCTCCCATACTTTATACAGAACAGACCTCAATCGTTGGCTGGGGGTCTTTCCGTTAAATTCAAAGTCACTTGTAAAATTCTCAACTGCATCAATCTCTTGCTTTGTAATATCTCCAGAGCTTATGAGGACCATTCCTGGCTTCTTTCTCAAATTAAAGACCCTCATCATTGTTTCATCCGTTAACTCTTGAGTGTGGATGTTTATTGACAAAGAGCCATCAGCAAGAGTTCCCACCTTGTTGACTCCTCCCTCGAATATTACTGTTTTCTTCATTTTCGCAAAATATAAAGATTGAAACCAACTCCCAATCTTTAGGGTTGAAAGTTTTGAACAACTCATTGTTAAGGAAGCTCTGCAATTTTTCGTTTGATGTTTTCAATGGCTTCTTCATAATCTATTCTTGATAGCTTGACAATAGTGTTTGCTCTTTGTTCTAAATCAGCAGAAGTTCCCTCTCCCCACTTCTTATCAATTCCAATGCTTTGTCTATACTGCTCACCTCCTCTGAATGTATTGCATCCAGCACATTGAGCATTCACATTCTTCTCATCCCATCTAGTTGCTAAGTGCCTTCTGCTCATAAAGTGTCCAGCGTGTATTGAACCTCCAAATGCTGGAGCTTCTTTCCCACAACTGATGCACTTGCAGACTCCACGATGGTCCGAATCTCTTTTCCTTATGTATTCAGAGAAGAGCTTGTCAAGTTTTGCTTTTAGCTTTGAAGTAGTTGTTTTAGCCATTATATCCCAAATCCTTTCTCCATTTGTCTTGTTGAGGTCCTTTTCTAGCTGAATAGTTATCTCCTCTCAAAGATGAATCTTCTTGTTGAAGTTTAGCTCTGCTCCTTCTGATTGTTTCTGGGTTGGTAATTTTAGAATCAGCAAACTGCTTGAGGAACTCGATTCCACTCATTTCATCTGGATTCACTCCTTTTCTTCTTAATTCCTCCAGCCAATACGCTGCAATCAATTTATTGTCCGAATCTCTAAATCTTGGATATTTAGTCAATAGAGTTTTTACTTTGTCTTTTGCTTTCATAATTGTTCAATCTTTCTTTGAATTTTTTGTTTCGTTTTTCCAGTCTGTAATCGAAGTATAAAGTCAATCCAATATACATCAAAATCAGAATCAATATAATTTTAAGTACTATCATCTCTCATCTAAATAATCTCGAAGCTCTGCTCTTACTCCTTCTCCTATCTCTCTGCTCGTTCTTGTTGGAGCGAAATCTATCTTGTCAAATGATTCAAATTGCGCCTTGCGTTTTAAATATAGAGCATAATAAGAAACAGCTTGGTCTAGCAGTCCTTCTAAGTCCTCCAGTTCGTAGTCGGTTTCGCTTTCTTTTATCCACTTTGCAACTGTTTCAAGAGTATGGATAACTTCTTTTTTCAATTCTTTTTCTTTCATATCTGTTGGGTTTTAAGTTATCCCACCCCTCTCTGTAAACTCAAAACCAAACCAGTTTAATAATAAATTTCAGAGAGGGAGGAGGATAGGTTCGCTCTACCGCTTGAAAGTTTTAACACTACGAATTGACAAGCAGATTCTGGAGCTGTTCAATGCTATAAGAACGATTTGGATATTATAGCGCACAATTTTATACATCCCCGCTTTTAATCTGTTTAGCTTTTTTTATAGTTCCTCCAATAAGTGTAGAGTTTTCAAAATATTCTAGTTCTTGTTTCTTGTGAAATTCAATCACCTTCTTTGCAACCTTTTTCTTTTCATTTCGTAGCCATAGATTCCAAGTCCTTACATTTAGAAAGACACTTGCTTCATCTCCAGCTCTCACCCCTTCTCTGAATCCTCTTGAAACATCTTCCATTGTCATTGTGCTGAATTGAGTGTTGTTGGCTAAGTCATCAACTAGAATGTTTGCCATTGTCACAATATCTTCCACGCTTGGCTTCTGTCCTATCTCAAGATAAGTTCTTGAAAGTATGTCAACAGCTTCCTCTTTGAGTTTTGGAAGGTCGTTCTTCCATCTGTTCCAGATTTGTTTTGTTTTATCCATTATTTATCAAATTTCTGGCTTTTTGCCAGTTATCAAGTGCGCTCTTTGTTTTAGATTGTTTTTCTTGTTTAAGGTCAAAGATTCCCTTCCAACCATTCTCAATGCTTTGATTGATGATTTGTTCCTGAACTTCGTGGCATCCTTGAGAAAGTCGCATCAGCTTTCCTATTGCAGCTTTTTCTCCTATTGGCTTGTAGGATGTTCTGAACTGCTCTTTCCTATATTCCCTCCACTTTTTCCAAACCTCAACATTCAACTCTTCTAAATCTTTAAAATCAAACCCCTCTCTTTTAGTATTATTAGTATTTAGTTTAATATCAGTATTTAGTAGTTGCGGATTTTCCGTTTTCGGTTTTTCCGTTTTCGGTTTTTCCCTAATCGGTATCTCATAAACAATATAATCAAACCCTTTGAACTTTCCAGACTCTCTCTTTTGCGTTCTTTCTACATACCCAAGAGAAATCAATTCTTTGAATCCAGTATAAACAGAATCCTTTTTGTCCTTGTGCCATTTCTCCACTTCCTCAACATATAAATTCCAGTCTTTAGGCAAAGCCAATAAATGGCAAAGAAGTCCTTTTGCTTTCAAGCTCATCTCTTTGTTGAAAATAAACTCGTTGTTGATTGTGGTGAAATTCTCACTTTTCTTGACTAAAATCTTTTTCATTTTCTTTTAGCTTTTTAGCCATCTGAATCAGATTGTCAATATCAACTAAAGTGATTTCTTCATTCATTAGCTTCTGGAAAGTGTTGTATTTGCTGAAATAAAAAGTGTCGCAAGATGTCAGTTGCTTGTGGATTTTACAGTGATGAATTGCAGTAGCGTGGTTGATTTTAAATTGTTTAGCAATTTCCAACCAGCTCATTCTTAGTGTTTCCCTACAATAGCTGTAAACTATCCTCCTGGCATCTATTATGTGTCTAAGTCTTGACCTAGAACGAAAGTCTTTCTCCAATATATTGCAAACCATACAAGAAACCTCAACAGCTGTGTTGATTCTGATTGCTGTTTCAATTATATCATTTGCTTTTTTAATCATTTTCATTGTTTTAAAATTTATTTTGATATTCTCCTAAATTATAGCAGTCTAGAATATTATAACCAGCTTTTCTCCATTTATCCCATTCCTCACTAGAGCTTTTGTGAGTTCCTATAAAGTCGTGATACCCACCGAGAGAAATGTCCGAGTAGCTTCTTCCAGTCTGTAAATCGAACTTCCTTTCTGCATTAGCTCCATAAGGAGAGGACTTAAAAACTAACCTCCACATAAAAAGCGTAGGGTCAGCGTGAAGTCTTTTGGTTCTCTCTTCCATTTCCTTGAGTTGTCTTAATCTTTTTTCCTCGCTAAACATTAGAACGGAAGGTCTTTTGTTCCTTCTGGTTTTTCTCCATTTAGAACCCAATTAGAGAACACCTCAGCAACTTCAATGATTCTTGCAACATCAGCTTCTCCAATCACATTACAAGCGTTTGTGAGTGCGTTTTGTTTCACAATAAGCTCTTGAGTCTTATCATCTTTTCTTGGAGCTGGTTTTGTCCCTTGTTGAAATGTGGAAACTGGTTTTACTTTGTTGATTGTTTTTCCGTTGTATTCTCTTGTTGTTATATCAACCTCCACTTCTTGTCCCTCAACAAATTTGTTTTGAGTTTCTGTCTTGGATAGATATTCAGCATTCATTCCATCTTGGAACTCAATTTGCCACTTGTAGAAGTGTCCATATTGACTCTCAAAATCTCCATCAGACATCACATATTTCACTGTCTTTTTCATTATATATTAAGATTAAGTATTGATAATTGATTCATTGTTATTATCAGAGCTAAGATTGCTCCAGCTACGGACCAGCAGAAGATTGCTCCAGCATTGTCCCACAAGTATTTTTTAAGATTCTCCATCTAAGTTCACGTTAAGTTGTTTGAATATGATGTCAGCGTTTAATTTTCTCAAATGTATTAAGGATATTTGAAGTCCTTTGTTGACTCCTTCCGTAATGGCTAAGTCAGTCAAATCACCCTCTTGTTTATATACTTTGATGAGTTCAGCATTTCTCATCTCTTGCTCTTTTAACTCTGCTATCAGTTGATTGATTGTGGCTTCCACAATATCAGCATTGAGAGTCTTGGTTTTTAGTTCTTCTTTTGGATTGAAGAACAAGCTTGAAATCAAATCGTTTTTCATTGTTTTGTTTTTGTTAATTACTACCACCAAATCCCCGCATTTCTTTCAGTGCGGGTCGGTAGGGTTTTGGTTTTTTAAAGTTCCTCATATCGTTTGTCTAACTCGTGTAGAAATCCAAGCATCATTAACAAATCATATTTTGTTGTAAGTTTAGATTCTTTGCAAAATTCCATCAAAGTATCTACATAGTAAAAGCCATCAAATAATCCAAAAAGCTCATTCTCAACATCTTTGAATCTTTTGTCGTTAATCATTTCTAAAATAGTTGATTTAGTTTCTTGAGTCATTTTAGAGTTGTCAAATCTTAGAACTCCTTGATTTTCAGTAATTTGTGTTGAATTTGTCATTGTTTTGTTGTTTTTGTTATTGTTTGATGGTACAAATATAAGACCTTTTTTTTATTGTGCAAACTTTTCCACACAAATAATGCAAAAAAAATGCTTTTACTAGAGAGAAAAAATGTTGATTTTTTTTATATAAAAAGAAAAAAGGAGGTCAAAAACCCCCCTTTTCCATTTAACAAAACAAGTACAAAAATTCATCAGAACGATGAAAGAGCGCAAATATATTAAAATATATGTGTCAAGTGCGCAATCTGACCATTTTCTTTTGAATGGATAAATCCTTCCACTGCTTTAGGAGAACCACAATATCCTTTTTGATAGTGCCAAGCATCAGTCCCACTCGGACTTCTCAAGAACTCAAGAGTCACTCCAATATCATCAAAGCTGGTGAGATATTTGAATCTTTGCTTGTGATGAATATGATGTAAATACCAGTATCTATGAGCTGTTTTGGACCAGAGTTTCGGCTTCTCTTGAGCCATATGTAAAGCTAGATTGTTAGTTTTTGCTCCATCTGCGTGAGTCAATCCAATAAGACTGGAGTGATATTGATAATACTTTCGATGTATAGGATCAGCATCCACAAAAACCGAATCGGTGTTTCTGAACCAACTTTTCAAAGCGTGAGCCAAATGGAATCCACTCATATAGTCGTGATTGCTCATTGAGTGAACACAATCCACTGGAGCTAAATTCATAAGCATTTCAACACATTCAACATAAACCTCCAGAGCTGTTGTAAAGTGTCGATACCATTTCCCAGAAGTGTCTTGTGGTGTCCCCCTTGTTGTAGTTCCTTGAACATTGTCAGTGTGCAAAATATCGTTTCCTATGCAAAATAATACTCTATCAATAGAAAACCCTTCAGACTTGGAGATAATCCCTCTAACCCCATCTAAAATGCGTTTTCGAGCAATCTTTATATTGTAGTTGCTTCCAGTTTCTAGAGCATCTGCATATTTTCCAATGTGAACATCGGCTGGGTTTATTACCAAAAGATGACCCTCTTTGAGCTTTGGATAATCTATTGAAGGATATTTCGGTGAGTAGTTTGAAATCAGTTCCTCAATACTTTTGAGAAACTCATCTCTTGAGAACTCGTTTGGCTTTGCAAAGATTGAGAATCGTTTGCTTTTATACCAATAGTGATGGACAGAGTTGACATCAATCCCAGCTTCTTCACATTCCTTTTCTAGCAGTTTTCTGTTCTCTTTGTCCTTCCTAAATTCATCAATCAATCTCCACTCATCTTCAGAAAGTCGATATCTTTTCTGGTGTTTCATTGTTTGTTTTTTACCTTCTCGATGCTTCTTCCAGCAAAGTAAGCTCCATAGACTGTGATAAGAAGCGTTTGATAGATTGGCTTATATGCTTCCTCAATAGTAAAGCCGCCAACATTCCCATCAAAAAGAGAAATGAATACAAACATCACTGTCAAGAAAATCAATGTCAATGGTCTGATGTTAGCAGAGAGCCAGTGTCCGCTTTTGGCATCCGCCTCCCATCTTCTTGTAACTTGTTCTTGAGCTGACTTTTCAGCATCCAGAAGAATCTGTTTCAGCTCTTGTTTTGCTTTGAGTCTTTCTTCATCCGTTGTGATAACCTCATCCAAAATTGATTCAGCATTGTCTACGACTTTTCCGAAAATTCCTCCTAGTAAATTGTTAAGCATAATCTTGATAAGTAATTGTGACCTCGTTTCCGAGTTCTAGTTGCTTTGCTATTATTGGATAGATTCTTTTATATGCGTTTGCAGACTTACCGATGAATCCATCCTTGATGATGATGTTGTTCTCTTGACTATCCCCCACCAATAAACAACCAGCAGTGTGTTCATCGGTGTTTCCTTGATGGATAAGGATGTATTCAAAATTCGGCACATCCATCACTTGAATCATTCCCTTGTGAATTGAAGGATATTTCTTTTTATATCTAGCATCAAACCCACCCTCCTTTCTCAGCTTGAGATTGTATGTTCCAGCTGGAACTCTTGTTTCTCCTTTTACTTTTAAAGCTCTTCTCTCATCTTCTAAAGTGTAACAAAGAAACTTCATTCCAACATCAGTCTTTTCAAATAGAAGTCCACTTGTGGAATCTGATTGACTGCTTATGCGTAAAACTAGAAGATTCATTTTTGTTTTTTTATGAACTCTAGGATGATGTTGATTTTCTCTTTTATATAAGCAACATCCTCTGCGTTCTTTTCGTGATACTTGGAGAACTGACCTTTCACTTCGTAGATGCTGAAAATAAAAAACTTGTAAAGCGCATATACACTCCCTAATAAAAGAACCAAAGTGATTCCATAGGTTTCGACTAATTTCAAAACCTCTTCCATTATAGTTTGCAGTTTTTACACATTTTAAAACATACTTTTCCAAAGGTCAAAAAGTTCAATAAATTACAGATAAGATTTTTCATATTATTTGTGATGTTTGCAATTAGTAAAAGTGGCAATCTCTTTTTCAAGTTCCACAATTCGGTCCTCATTTTCATTGATGATTTTTATCTTTTTGTCCAGTCTTGAATCCAGAACTTTGATATCCTCCTCAAGTTGATTGATGGAGCTGTAAGCAACCCCAAGAGAAAAGATGAGTCCTAGAATCCAAATAAGATTGGAGATTGTAATCTCTTTTTTTATCATACCCCTTGACCTCTTGATGGTTTCTTGCGTTGTTTCTTGGAAGTGTTTTTGGAATGCACTCCAGGTCTTTTCTTCTTTGGTTTCTTTCTATAAGTAAAACTAATTCCTTTTGCCATCTTTTCTGTTTTTTATTAGCTTGTCCGCTGTGTAAATTATTGACAAAGTCAAAAGCACAATCTTAAGAATCATCTCAATTTGAGTGAAGCTGATTGCTAGTGTTGTAATATTTAGAGTGAGCACATCCCCACAATCTTTGAGTAGTGTTTTCATTATCTTACCATTTTAAAATCAAAGCCGATGTCGGCATACCATTTCACAGAACCATTTAGATTTCCACTTCTTTGAATACTAACAAACAAAATATCTCCAGCAGTGAAATCATTTCCAGAGGTCAAAGCTGTATTCAAAGAGAATAGATGATTTTGATTGTTTTGACTACTTATAGCAAAAGAAGTGACTAGATTGATTGTGAGATTGCTAGTTGAGTTAGCGTTTGGAGTAGCGTTCCAAATCTTGATGGTGGCATCTTCACCACTACCAGCATCAGTTGAAGCCCATCCCTTTACTCTTTCAAGAGTGCAATCTTCTGGAGCTACAAAGATTGAGAATTGAGCCGCCCATCTATTTGGTTTGGAGTTCCCATCAGCTAGAGTAGCTGCTGAATTTACTGAAAAAGCACTTGTCCCAAAAGCGGAAAGATAGTCGTTTCCATTTGTTCCAGCTGTTAAGTACAAAGATTGTTGAGTATAGAGTCTTTTGCTTTTCGCTTGAGTGATAGTGTTTTTTCCAGTGAAGATGATTCTTGAAGATACTGGAATCACAAAAGGAAAAGTCACTGAGGTAAATCTCAAAAGAGTTCCAGTAGATGCTACCGAAGCCGAAAGAGTGACTGTTGCAGAATAACCAAAAGGAGTCACAATAATCATTTCATCCCCTTCTTTTAATATATCAACACCAGGAGGAGTAATAGTCAAAGTGGTTGATGCTCCAGCTGCTTGAGCTGTGGTCACACTTGCAATAGTGTTAGAAGATAAGAATCTGAAGTTGTTACTTAGTACGGCTTTTCCCATTTTAAAAACTTATTTCTTGAATAAATTCTGCTTCAGTTTCTTGAATCTCTTCTGTTTCTGTTAATCCACTAAAGTCACTTGTTGTAACATACCATTCTCCTTTGTATGTTTCAGTGTAAGCACTATAAGTCCATCCGTTTGCAATATAAACTTGATTATCAAAACTCAAAGCATCAGCAAATTGAATGTATTCATTTGCTGCTGGTTGCATTATGAATGCAGCTTGTAGAATTGGAAGTGATTGCTGTTGACCAGCTTGGAATTGATTGACTAGAATCTTTGAGATGTTTGCAGTGATACCAGTTGAAAAAGCAGTCCAAGACGATTCAACTCCCTCACTAAAGTCTGTTCCATTCGATGAAACCAAAAGATTTCCA